GTCGGATGCGATCACGGTGGCTGTTGGTACGGGTTGGACGTTGGTTGGCGCGGGTGCGGTCTCGGCGGCTTCGTCCGGCCACTTCCGCGCGCGCAAGACTGGCTCTGGCACCTGGACTTGCTACCGCGTTTCGTAATGGCAACGCCCTCGGCGGAAGAACCCGCCGGGGGCATCACCTAAAGGGGTATTGATATGCCTAATACACAGGCGATTGGTGTTGCCTACGCTGACCCAGAGTTTCAGAGCGTAACTGTTACTGGGGCTGTGTCGGCAAATAGCGTAACTGTTACTGGGGCTGTGTCGGCAAATAGCGTTTCTGGTGCAAACGTGTTCGCGTCGTCAGAGTTAGGCTATACGGCCGATGCTCAAGGCACGGTAACGCAGGCTACCAGCAAATCTACGGGCGTTACGCTTAACAAGAGCATGGGCCGCATTACGATGAATAATGCTGCTTTAGCGGGAAATACGGCTGTAACCTTTACTTTAACAAACAGCATTATCTCCGCTTTAGATGCAATCATCGTAAACGTGTCCGGCGGCGGCACGGCTGGCGCTTACACAACGTATATTTCTAGCATGACCGCTGGTTCTGCAGACGTTACGTTGCGTAACCTGACGGCCGGATCGTTGTCGGAAGCAGTTATCATTAACTTTTCGATCATTCACGGGGCTGCGTAAGCCATTCAATATGCCGAATATCTATCTTCGTCACGCCAAACACGGCGAAAAAGTTGCAATCTCGTGGTTGGAAGCGAGGGAAGATATGGAGCATGGATGGGAAGAGTTTGACCCATCTGATCTTGATGATTCAGAATCTCCGGCGTCGTCAGAAATGGCGGCGTCGGAGACTTCTGCCCCTAATGCGTTGAGAACACGCCGCCGCCGTAAGGAGTAAGTTATGGCCACCACCGCTGCAGATCAGATCAACGGTGCGCTGCGTCTGATCGGAATGTTGGCGGAAGGTGAAGTACCTTCGGCGGCCACGTCGCAGGACGCCCTTACAGCGCTAAACCAAATGATTGATTCGTGGAATACGGAACGTCTGTCCGTGTTTTCCACCATCGACCAAATTTTTAACTGGCCGCCAAGCGTTCGTGTGCGCACGCTCGGCCCCACCGGCGACTTTGTGGGCGAGCGGCCTATCCTCATGGACGACGCTACCTATTTCCGTGACGCCTCGACCAACGTGTCGTACGGCATCAAACTGATTAACAACGAGCAATACAACAACATTGCCGTTAAAACAGTTACGTCTACGTATCCGCAGTTGATGTGGGTCAACATGACGTACCCCAACGTCGAGATTTACGTTTATCCGGTGCCGACTAAGGTGCTGGAATTCCACTTTGTGTCGGTGCGCCCCCTGTCTGCGCCGGCAGCGCTTGACACCGATCTGACGTTCCCGCCGGGTTACTTGCGCGCGTTTCGCTACAACTTAGCGTGCGAGCTGGCGCCGGAGTTTGGCGTTGAGCCGTCGCCGCAAGTGCAGCGCATCGCCATGTACAGCAAGCGCAACTTGAAGCGCATCAACAACCCGGATGACGTGATGGCAATGCCAGCGGCGCTGCTCGTCAACCGCCCGCGCTTTAACATCTTTACGGGCAATTTCTAATGAAGACGCCGATCCTCGGGTCGTCGTATGTCATCCGATCGGTCAACGCTGCCGACAGCCGGATGGTCAACCTATACCCGGAAGTCATACAAGAAGGCGGCAAAGAGCCTGCCTATCTGCAGCGCTGCCCTGGCTATTCGCTAGTGGCCACTGTAGGTACAGGCCCGATTCGAGGGTTATGGGAGCACGCTAACTTCCTGTACGTTGCGTCGGGCTCTGAGTTTTACCGACTTAATCAATCGTATGTAGCAAACAAAATTGGCGATATTACGGGCACAGGCCCGGTGTCGATGACTGACAACGGCACGCAGATTTTTATTGCTGCAAACCCCGACGGGTTTATCTACAACACCGACACGCTGCAGTTTGCGCAGATCACTGACCCTGACTTTCCCGGCGCAGTGACTGTTGGCTATCTTGACGGCTACTTTGTGTTCAACGAACCCAACTCCCAGCGAGTGTGGGTAACGCAGCTGCTCGACGGCTTGTCGATTGATCCGCTGGATTTTGCCAGCGCCGAAGGTTCGCCGGACGGGTTGGTGTCGTTGATTATCGACCACCGCGAAGCCTGGCTGTTTGGCGCCAATAGCGTTGAAGTTTGGTACAACTCAGGCGATCCGCTGTTTCCACTTAGCCGTATCCAAGGCGCGTACAACGAAGTTGGCTGTATCGCACCGTACTCGGTTGCGAAGATGGATAACTCGGTGTTTTGGCTTGGCGCAGATGTTCGAGGCCAAGGCATCGTGTACCGCGCGGAAGGCTACCAGGCTACCCGCGTATCTACGCACGCCGTGGAGTTTGCCGTTCAAGGCTACAGCAATTTAGCCGATGCCGTCGGGTACACCTACCAGCAGGACGGTCACACGTTCTACGTGTTGAACTTTACTAGCGCCGACACGACGTGGGTGTTTGACGCAGCGACCGGCGCTTGGCACGAACGAGCGGGCTTCCGTAACGGCGATTTCAAGCGCCATAGAGGCAACTGCCAAGCCCGGTTTAATGGCGATCCAATCATAGGCGACTATGAGGATGGGCGCCTTTATGCGTTTAGCCTTGACGTTTATGCAGACGCGGGCGCTACACAGAAGTGGCTTCGATCGTGGCGCGCCCTGCCTACCGGCGGCAACAACCTGACTCGTACTGCGCAGCACGGCTTGCAGATCGACTGCGAAACGGGCGTAGGTCTTCCCGGCTATTCGCTGGCGCAATCTAACGAATTTTTGTTGGGCACAGAGCTGCTTGAAGTTTTAGAAACAGAAAGCGGCGAAGAGCTGTTACTCGACGTCGCTTTCACTGTCGGCGCAGATCCCCAGCTGATGCTGCGCTGGTCTGACGATGGCGGCCACACTTGGAACGGCGAGCGCACGACGTCTATGGGGCGAGTGGGCCAGTACGGCACCCGCGCCATCTTCCGTCGCCTTGGCATGACCACCAAACTGCGCGACCGCGTGTACGAGATCAGCGGCACCGATCCGGTAAAAGTTGCCATCATGGGCGCCGAGCTGCAGATTAGCGGCACCGCGTCGTGACGCAAAACATCACGCAAATACCCGCCCCTCGCGTGCCGCTCATCGACGAGCGCACCGGGTATGTTTCGCGTGAGTGGTTTCGCTTTTTCAACAATCAGTTTCTGCTGACGGGTAACGGCACGACTTCGGTTTCAATCGCCGATTTAGAACTTTCGTCTGCGCAAGCAGCGGCCGTAGAAGCGGAAGTAGCGGTTTTGCGGACAAAGATCCAAGACCTTGAAATCGCGCCGTTGCCAACGCCCGCAGCAACAACTTCAAGCTCAGGGCCGGTGCCCGTAATCACTAACCCACCCGTAACAAAGACGGCCGATTTTACGGTTGGCGCTAACGAAACGTGGATTATCAACAACAAGTCGGGTTCGACCTGTACGGTTACGTTGCCGTCAGCGAGCAGTAATTCCGGCTTAGTGTTGTACTTCCAAAACTACCAGTCTCAACAACTAGTGTCGGCGTCCAGCAACGTCGTCCCGCAGGGCGGCGGTTCTGCCGGTACGGCCATTTTGGCGGCCACCGCCGGCGACTGGGCTACACTCGTTTCAGATGGCACAAACTGGGTTATTATGCAAGCGGCCAAGTACAACAACCTGTTGTTGGAATGAGGATTTAAGCGATGACTGTCTATCTTTCCCCGTTTGCTGGCGCCGGCGCGCAGTTCTTTACCGACGACAACCAAGTTCTGTCCGGCGGAAAGATTTACTCATACGCTGCAGGCACCACTACTCCCATCAACACGTACACCGCTGTTGACGGTACTACGGCTAACTCTAACCCGATTATCTTAGACTCCGGCGGGCGTTTGCCGCAGGACATGTGGCTTACTGAAGGCCAAAAGTACAAGTTCGTGCTCACCGATTCTACCGACGTGCAGATCGGCGAGTACGACGACATTCCTGGTATTAACGATCTGTCGACGGGCACCGTGCCTTGGGCGTCGATTACCGGCACGCCTACGACCTTGGCGGGATACGGTATTACCGATGGCATCACCGCTGCTACGGTAGCCGCCACGTATGCGCCGAAAGCGTCGCCCACTTTTACCGGCACGCCGTTAATTCCCGATAACGACACGGTTAGCGCGAACTATGCGGTGGGCTACCGAGAAGCCCCGCAAGTTAGCAAGACGGCTAATTACCAGTTGGTGCTGGCCGATCGCGGCAAGTCGATTTTGATGAATGGCGCGTCGCTAACGCTGACCATTCCAGCCAACTCGGCTGTCGCGTTCCCGATCGGTACGGTCATCATCATCGTCAACATTAACGCTTTGGCACTTTCGATCGCCATCACGACCGACACGCTGACGCTTGCCAACAGCACTACGACGGGCACACGCACACTGGCGCGTAACGGTCTTGCCACTTGCGTCAAGATCGGCAGCACGTCGTGGCTGATTAGCGGAGCGGGATTGACCTAATGGGCGGCGCTACTTTAGCCGCCGCTATTTTTGGTACGACCGGCGGGTCAGGCGCCGGCGTATACGATTTTTCTGAAGGCGCTGGTTTTGTGACCATCCCTGCAGGCGCCACGGGCCTCACCCTTGAAGTTTGGGGCGGTGGCGGTGGCGGTGGTTGGGGCACCGTCACTAACATCTTTGGTGAGTTTGCTTACGAGCCCCAAGACAATCCGGGCGGTGGCGGCGGTAGCGGCGCGTATGCCAAAACCGTATTGGTGATCAGCGGCGGCGATATAGGCAAAACGATTGCATACGGCGTCGGTACGTTAGGATACGCAGGCACTAACGGCGACCCGGTTGGCGGCTCCGGCGGTATATCGTCCGCGTCAGCTGGCACGTATGCCCTTGCAGAGATGATCTGCACCGGCGGCTTTGGCGGGTACGGCGGTCTAGGCATCAACGGCGGCCGTCAAGGCGCCGGCGGTACGGCGTCAGGCGGCAACACTACTAACACCAACGGCAACGGCGGCGCAGCGTTTACGCAAGCGGGCGGTACGCCCATTACCGGCGACAACTCCTTAGTTGGAGGCGGTGGCGGTAATGGTGGCGATCCTGTCGAGGGCGGCGATGATGGGCAAGTCGGTTCAAGCGGCCGAGTTCGCTTCGTATTTACCTTTTAGGTGACACATGGCAGTTAATGTCAAGGTATTGATCCCGGCCAAAATCGCCGAAAACACGCAGACTACGCAATACACGGCTAATGGCGTTACGACCATTATCGACAAGTTTACGGCGACCAACTACAGCGGTTCGGCCGCTACGTTGTCGGTAAACTTAGTCACCGCGCTTGACGGCGCAGGCAACCAAAACCTAATTGTAAAAACAAAAACGCTGCAGGCGTCGGAGACGTACACGTTTCCTGAGCTTGTAGGCGCCGCTATAGCCCCTAGTGGATTCATCTCCACGCTGGCGGGTACGGCTTCGGCGATTAACATTCGCGCATCTGGGCGAGAGATTTCGTGATCGTCCGCCGCGCCACGCTCGAAGATCTGCCGGCGTATCTGCCGATGGGGCAAGCGTTTCATGACGCAAGCCCTATGCACCAAGTCATCCCGTTTGACCCGGAAGGCTTTAGCCAGTTCTACAAATCGGCGCTGGAGAACCCGCACGCCGGCATGTGGATTACGGAAGTCGACGGGCGCCCGGTCGGCATCGCTGGCGCTCTGGCCTACCCCATGTATTTCAGCCCTTCGCATCTGGTTGCGCAGGAACTCTGGTGGTGGCTTGCGCCCGAGGCCAGAGGGCATGGCGCTGGACAAGCAATGTATGATGCAATAGAAGCATGGGCAAATGAGCAAGATGTGTCCGCCTTGTTCATGATTGCGTTAGAAGACGAACGGGCACCGCAGATGGAAAAGTTATACGCCCGCAAGGGGTTCCGTCCGATGGAACGCACGTTTTTCAAAGAGGTCGCATAAATGGGCATTGGTACAGCTGCAGCAGTTTTAGGTAGCGCTGTTATTGGCGCCGCTTCGTCTTCTCGCGCGTCCAGCAAAGCCGCTAAGGCGCAAGAACGCTCGACTCAAGAAGCCGCCGCCGTTCAGCGTGAGGCGCTGGCACGACAGGAAGAGCTGTCCCGCCCGTATCGTGAGCGGGGCATCGAAGCGCAAAACGCGCTGGCTCGCATGGCGGGGCTGGGCACCGACACCGGCGCCCCCGACTACGGCGTGCTGGGACGACCGTTTGGCGAAAACGAACTGGTCGTTGACCCCGGCTACGGTTTTCGTCTGAAAGAAGGCATGCGCGACCTTGACCGCCGTTTGTCGGCGGGCGGGCGCATGTTCTCAGGCGGTGCGCTCAAGGCCGGCCAGCAGTACGGTCAGGAGCTTGCGTCGCAGGAGTACCAGAACGCGTTTACCCGCGCGATGGAGCTGCGCATGCAACGCGGTAACGCTTTGGCGGGTTTGTATGGCGGCGGCTTGCAAGCCGCTGTGGGCTTTGGCCGCGACGTCGGCGAGTCTGCAGCGAACGTCGGTAACTTGATGACGTCGGGCGGCGCTGCTCGCGCCTCGGGCTACGTCGGGCAGGCCAACGCGCTCAATCAAGCGCTTGGCACTGGCACAAACTATCTGATGCAACGCGATCTGCTCAACCGCATCTATCCGACCGGCGGCGCTGGCGGCGCCAGTGTACCGTCAGGCGTCGGCGCCCAAGGCGTAATCTAAGCGAGGTTCGTCATGGCTATTGATCCGCGTATTGCATTAGGTGTCCAGCCGGTACAGATTCAATCGCCGCTAGAAGTGGCGAATCAGATTGCGGGTTTACGCGCGGCCGAGCAGCGCAACTCGCTGGTGCAGATGCAGATGCGCGAAGCCGAGCGATCGCTGTCTGAGCAGAACGCGCTGCGTCGTCGCATTTCTGAACCGGGCTTTTTAAAGCAGCCTAACGCTCTTGAATCATTGACCAGTGAGTTTGGGCAAACAGGCGCCGAACTGTTTGAAGCCATAAATAAAGGTCGCAAAGCGGAATCAGAAGCTAAAAAAACGGAACTTGACGCCGACATTGCTGGCGCGCAAGCGATCGCAAATTACGTTGGCGTCGCCAAAGACCAGCGCAGCTGGACTCAGCTACGCGACGAAGCAGAGGCTCGCGGTATCGACGTCAGCCGCATACCTAAAATATTCGACCCCCTGTATTCCGAAACGCTGCAAGACAGTTCACTCGGTTACGCAAAGTTTCTTGAAAATGAACGCAATAATCGTACTCTTGCAGTGCAAGAAGGCCAGCTAAAGCAGAGTCAAGCCCGTTTGGCGTTTGATAGAGACGTTGAACAATGGAAACGCAACAACCCGGATCTTGAGATTAAAGACACCGGAATGGGTTTGGTGTCGATCAATAAAAAGACGGGCGTAGTCAAACCTATTGTTCACAA